CGGCATTATGAGTTACCCCGGGGGAAACCCTTGCATTTTCTAATAGACTAAAAGTCGTGTTCTTCTGCATTACGCACATTCGAGTAACTTTAAGAGACGCAAGCGTCTCAGAAGCCTCGAGTACGTCGCCGAAGTTCGAAAAATAGTCAGTTAGCCAAGACCACGGTATGGCATTCCACATCGTGGTCGGGTGCAAGCGTAAACCAAGCATCTGTCGATTTGACAGAGACCTGGTCGTGAACAGATTGTCGGGAATAGTATTCAGTAATTTTCCATTAGCTGAGTACCAAACGTCGACAAATTCTCTAACCCGAACGTCAGCGGTAAAACACCACTGAGGATTCATGCCAGCGGCACGGCTCCCTATGTTAACAGCGTTCGAGGTTTTCTCATTGCGAATCTCCTTATTACTTTGGAGACTGCGATGAACTCGATTACCATCCTCAAGGTTGCGTAAATAACGCATCCGATCGTTAGTGGCGTGAGCAAGATCAAACATCCTGCCCACATCATTTACGAGAGGCGCCCATCCGAATTGCCATGCAAGATTCGCATCCGCAATATTGCGAGGACTTCCTGACCCTTGACGGGGCATTAAGTGTCTCCCAAGATCACGGAGCATAGTAGGTCCTTCCCTAAGCAATTCAATTGCGAAGAGAGGGAGATCTACCTGCGGTTTATACGGATCCATGTTGGCAAGCGCTTTAGTTATCCAGTACGACCAGTTAAAACCACTGGCCGGTTCTGCAGATGACCATAGCGCCCTCTGGGGGAAAGATTCGAAAGTACGAATCCAACTCCCGCTCCCATTATATGGGGTCGATCCGTTAAGGATCAGAGGCCAGCATTGAAAATGACTCAGCACTAATGGCTGGTCATTCTTGTAAGGGTGCGGTTGAGTGTAATCGAAGCAATTCCAACGCTCGCTCAGTGTAGGCCCAGAGGTGGTGGTAGTAGTCCCGAAGTTCGTGATGAGTTTCATCACGCCCTGAGGAGTTATTACTCCATCCTTTGTCCTATTCCGAGAGGGCATTGTAACCAACTTAGCAGTAGGGATCAAATTGAACATGGATTACTCCATGCGGGATCCTCGGATGAGG